ATCACCTAACGATTTCTTTAGTTTTAACAACATATAGTATATTTATTTTTTTATTGTTGACAACTTTGTACAAATCAACGTAATTTTTTTATTAAGGTGAGACATATTATGTCTATATCACCTGCCAACAATTAACCAATAGTGTATTCTTTCCCCTGTTTAACTTTAAACACTACAGTAAGAGTTAATTGTGCCAAAGTGCAGTAGAGCCAATAGTAGTCCTTTTTTCATATTTTTGGACTATCTCACATTATCACTCAAATGCTTTCCCATTAGTGGTAATTGGCTCTACATAACTTTAGGAGAATAAATGACAAACTTAGATATAACTGTAAAAACTAACATAAGAAGCGTTACTAAAAGAGTTAAGAAGTTTCAAGGTGTTGATCTACCTATGGCGGTAGGTTTTGCTATGAATGATACAGCACGTAAGATGATGAAGCTATATAACATGAATACAAGTAAGTCATTTGATAAACCTGTTAGATTTACTGAGACTGCATTTGGATTTACTAAAACAAGTAGCTCACAAAAAACTGTTAATGATAAGGTCGCTTATGTAGGTGTTAAAGGTGAACCAAATATAAAAGGCGGTAGTGATACAGCTGGAACTAACAGACGTGTTAAGTATATGAGATTGCAGACTGATGGTGGTGAACGTACACCTAATAGAAAGTATATAGTAACACCTGCTAAACATTCTAAATTAAATCAGTATGGTAACTTTCCTAGAACGTTTACAAAAACAAAGAAGGCAAACAAACAAAAATATTTCTTTGGTACTCCTAGTGGTGGACAACAAGGAGAAAGATTTAATGGTATATGGGAAAGATATGGAACTCAAAAGAATAAAAAAATAAGAATGGTAGCTAAGTTTACACCTAGACAAACCTTTAATAAGTTATTTCCATTTGATAAATTAACACGAACATTCATACCTAAGATACTTGAAAAACAATTACAGAAACAGATTAAGTTTCAATTTAACAAGAAGTTTAAATCAAAGTTAGTAAAAGTGAGGTAATATAAGGGTTATCAAAAGGTACTTTATGGATAATTGATCAGAGGGTATTTCTCGAGAACGATTCTCTGCTAGTCACAGAAAATCTTAGTACGAGTTCGTTTGAACTCAAACAAATTTAAAAACAAAAGGTTTTAAAAAATGGAGAAAACTGGGAGTAACAAGTCTTGCAAAGAAATTGCATTAATACTTGATTTAAGCGAAAGGCGTGTACAGCAATTAGCGAAAGCAGGTCACATTCCTAAGATTGATGGTAAGCGTGGACGTTATCCTTTAGTTGGTTCTATTCAAGGTTATATAAAATACCTTAGATCGTTATCTTTAGAATTAGATGCAGACTCCGATATTGCTAATGCTAAACTAAGAGTAGAGAAGGCAAGAGCGGAACTATTAGAATTAGACGCAGCTCAAAAAGCATCTGAGTTAGTTCATAAAGATCATGTAGCTCAGGTATGGGGAAGTATAACAGGACTAATAAAAGCTAAACTATTATCACTACCATCTAAAGTAGCTGGTGATGTATTTGCTAGTAGAAATATAAATGAAGTTAGAGCAACATTAGAAAATTCAGTTGATGAAGTATTGATTGAACTATCTGAAACGGATGTAGAATCGTATGACAATACAAGTGCCAACGGAGAATATAGTAGAGACAACACGTCAAGCAATGATGATGCTAAGACCTCCACCAAAGTACACCGTAAGTCAATGGGCAGACAAGAATAGATACTTAAGTTCTGAAGCTAGTGCTGAAGCTGGTAAATGGAATACAAGTAGAGCAGAATTTCAACGTGAGATTATGGATTGTTTTACTGATCCATCAGTTGAACGTATAGTTGTGATGTCAGCTAGTCAGATAGGTAAAACAGAACTCTTATTAAACATAATAGGCTTTCATGTTGATATTGATCCATCACCTATATTGATGATTCAACCAACATTACAAATGGCAGGTACGTTTAGTAAGAATAGAATTAGTCCAATGATACGTGATACAGCTAGTTTAACTCACAAAGTTTTACCAGCTAGATCAAGAGATAGTAATAATACTATCTATGCTAAATCGTTTACTGGTGGTTCACTAGATTTAGTTGGTAGTAATTCTGCTGCTAGTGTTAGTAGTAGACCAATAAGAATTTTATTATGTGATGAGATAGATAGATATTCTGTATTAGGAACTACAGAAGGTGATATAATTGCGTTAGGTACAAGACGTACCAGTAATTTTTATAATCGTAAGATAGCGTTAGTTAGTACACCAACAACTAAAGGTAGTAGTAAGATAGAAAACGCTTACCTACAAGGTGATCAAAGAAAATTTATTGTACCATGTCACGATTGTGAACATGAGTCAGAATTGGAGTGGAAAAATGTTAAATGGAATGAAGGAGAACCTGAGAAAGCTGTATACGTTTGTAATGAATGTGGAAGCGCTTGGGACGATAGCAAAAGGCTTGCTAACATTAAGCGTGGCTACTGGAAAGCGAATAGTAAATTTACTGGTACAGCTAGCTTCCATCTTAATGGGTTATATAGTAGCTGGTCTACAATGGGTGAAATCGCTACTCATTTCCTTCAAGCAAAAAATCTTCCGGAAACGTTGCGAGTGTTCGTCAACACCGTCCTCGCAGAAAGCTGGGACGAAAACGAAGGCGAAAAAGTCGAAGAATACCAACTAAGAAAACGTGCTTATAATTGGGGTAAAGATTTACCTGAAGATGTAGTTCTTTTAGTAGCTGGGGTAGACGTACAAGACGATAGATTAGAGATTACCATTACTGGTTTCTGTAGAGATGAACAAGTATATATTATAGATCATAAAATTATTTTTGGTGATCCTTCAACTCCTCAATTATGGGATGAGTTAACGGAGATACTAGAAGAAAAATACATGCATCCTAAAGGCATTGAGTTGTCTATTAAGTGTGCTTGTATAGATAGCGGTGGTCACTTTACACAGCAAACTTATGATTATACAAAAAAGAAAGTAGACCGCCGTTATTTTGCTATTAAAGGTGTAGGCGGTGAAGGTAGACCAATGGTAGGTAGACCTAGTAGAAATAACACCGGTAAGGTTCGTTTATATCCAGTAGGTTCAGATACTATTAAGAACCACGTGTATGGACGTTTAAAGATAACTGAAGAAGGTAGTGGATATATACATCTACCTGATCATTTAGATGAAGAATATTTTAGACAACTAGCTAGTGAAAGTAGAACTGAGAAAGTTGTTAGAGGTGTACGTAGAAGCCAATGGGTTAAAAAACGTGCAAGAAATGAAGCGTGGGATTGCTTATGTTATGCCTTCGCAGCTTACAATATCTTAAATGTAAATTTAAGAATACTGCACGAGAAACTAAACCGTGCTACAGAAAAAACAAAAGAAGAAAAACCAAAAAAGCCTAATCCTTTTATAAGGCGTGGTGGTAACTGGATGGATATATAATGTTAAAGAGTTTGGATAGAATTAAAGAGTTGACGAGTACCACCGGTACTGGAACATTAACACTTACTGGAGCTGAGTCAGGCTTTCAAGCGTTTAGTGTATTAGGTAATGGAACAAAGTGTTATTACACAATTACGGATGTAAACACAACAGATTTTGAAGTGGGCGAGGGAACTTATAATTCTAATACTTTAACAAGAGATACTATTTTTGAAAGTAGTAATTCAGGAAATGCTATTTCTTTATCAGCTACAGGTTCAACAGTCTTTGTTACTTATCCTGCTGAGAAATCATCCTATCGTGACATCGGTGTTAATCGTGACTACACAGCTAGTGGTAGTATCACCGCAGGCAAGCCATTAATCTTAAATGCTGATAATACAGTTTCACAAATTGCTGAGACTTCAATAACTTTTGGTTTAGGCACAGTACAAGAAATAGATTCAAGTTCTGGCAATAGTGATTATTTTAATATTTACGATAGTTATAGAAATAAAGTTTTAGCAATATACAGAAAAGGATCTGGTTCTAACAATTTAGTTTATAGAGTTGGTACTATTAATACTTCTGCTAACACTATAACTTATAGTTCAGAAGCAAATATAACTACAGGAGGCATGCACTCGTTATTTGCTGTTTATGATGAAGTGCAACAAGCAACAATAGTTTTTTATAATGACAATACAGCAGGAGAAGGCAGAGCAAATGTTATTACTTTAGACTCTAGTGGTAATGGAACAGTTAGTTCTGCACAAACATTTAATAGTAATAATACAGGTGAAGTTTCAGCAGTTTATACAGGATCAAGTAAAACTGTTATTAGTTATGAAAATTCATCAACCCAAAAAAGCAGGGTAGTAAGTTTGTCTGGTACTACTTTAAGTTTTGGTACTGTTGCTGATGTTATAAACTCTACTCCAAATAATACATGTATAGGTTATGATCCAGATCAACAAAAAGTTCTTATTGTGCATAGAGATGCAGGTAATTCATATTATGTAACTGAAGAATTAGGAACAATATCAGGTACAGATATTACATACACATCTTCGGTCAAAATATCTGCAAGTAGTCCTTATCCAGATAATGAAAGAGCTATGACTTATGATGAAGAAAATAAGAAATTATTACTAAATCTTTACTCATCAAACACAAATCAAATTTATGTAATAACAGTAAGTGGCAGTAGTACAACGTGGGGTTCTGCAAACCAATATTCAACAACATCAAATGAAGCAACAATAAGTTATAACGCTACAAGCAAAAGTACATTATTGGGATATAGAAACACAAGCAATAATTACCCTATTGCTAGAAGTGTAACATTAAATGGTAGCACAGTTAGTTTTGGTACTGAAACACAAGTATCTACAACTAATGCAAATGGTAATGATATAGCAACAGCTTCAGCAGGTGCAAAATCTATAGTTAGTTATGTTGATAATAGTAACAATAATTATGATGGTGCAGTCGTTACTATGCCTTCAACATCAACCAATCTAACTAATGACAATTACTTTGGCATTGCATCTTCAACAGCAAGTGATACGGAAGTTGTAGGAGTTAATCGAGCAGGTTCATTTAACAATGATCAAACAGGATTAACAGCAGGCAAAGATTATTACGCTAAAGATGATGGTACTATTGTTGAAAGGACAACGACAACAACTACACCTGATACAAATCCTACAATATCTACAATAACAACACAAGCTGGCTCAACTTATTCGTATTGGGATAACTCAATAGCTTATGAGTCTACTTCAGGCTATTATGTACGAGGTCGTAGAGATGGTTCTACCAACTATCCTGTTGTTGAATCAGGAACATGGGGTTCATTATCAGCAGGTATTACATGGAATACACCTACTGTTTTATCATCTAACTCACTTAGAGGTCAGCGAGTAAGAGTAGCTACAGGCGGTGGATATGCTCATTGTAGTTATTGCACAAGAGAAAGTTCTAATGAAAATGCTAAAGTTACTCCAGTAGCTATATCAGGTTCAGGGGGTTTAACTTTAGGCACTACAACAACTGTTAATACTTTAGCTACAAGTGGCTCTAACACTCAACCTACTTCAATAGTTTATGATACATCACAAAATACTATATTAGCTTTTTTTGATTTAGGGTGGCAATCTGGTTATCTACATAAAGTTTTTCCTTTGCAAATGAGCGGTGCTAATTATTCTTATAGTTCTACTGATGCTGTAACATTTGCATCTGGAATAGATATGTCTGCTAAAAGCACTAACGCTATTTACGACCCTGATACTAATAGGACTGTATTCTTTTATATATTAGACGCAGGTACTAGAACAGTAAACGGTATTGTTTTTTCTTGCTCAGGAACAACTATAACTCAAGGCTCTACACAAACTGCATCTTTCACAGGAACGCCAAATAGTAATGGTTATTTAACTCTAGCCTACGACACACAAAATAATAAAATTATAATTATGTATGATGTTAATTTAGGTGCTCCAAGTTATTTATCATATTTACCAAAATATTCTATTGTTACTGTAACAGGTGGTGGAACAAATACTTTAAGTTATACTGCTGACGCCTATGCCTTTTCAGATACTACACAAAGAACGCAAGTTGTTTCACTAGCGTGGAATGGTGATGCAAATAAATTATTTATGGTTTATGGTGCTTATGGAGATAGCCATATACAATGTGATATTTTTACAAGTAATGGCTCAACTTTAACCTCTATAAGTTCAGAAGAATTGACAACTAATGGTGTGGTAGATTCAGGTTCTAATGAAACAAATGCGTCTGTTTTTGTAACAGGGCAAGGCGTTTCCTATTCTTTAGGAGGGGCAGATAGTTCACCAAGTATTCTTAACTTTACTTTAAGTCTTGGCTCAACAACATCAACAACAATAAACGCATCACAGTTTGTCGGTACAGCACGATCAGGAACAGATTTAGAATTAGCAGAACCACCAACAGAATTAGTTGGAACAGCTAATGGTGCAATTACTAAGGGTAAACCTGTTATTTTAAGAACGGATGGTGATTTTGAAGAAGTTAGTGGTACGAGTACATCAGTTACTTATTCAGCAGGAAGTGAAACAGAAGTTCAGGCAGGTTCTGGAAATATACAATATGCAAATATAACCTATGATATTAATGAAGATAAATATTTATCAGTTTATAAAGATGAAGGAGATGGTTATGGTTATGCAAATGTATTATCTACAAGTGGCACAACATTATCAGTAGGTTCAAAATCATCTAATTTTTCAGGAAGTGCAAATATGAACATTATAGACTCAGTCTATGATGAGGAAAGTGGAAATCATGTAATCTTTTATTACAACGGAGTTAATCAATATGGTTATGCGGTTGTCGCATCAATATCAGGTACAAGTGTAACTTTTGGAACACCTGTCGCTTTTAATTCAGCTAACACATATTATAGAGGAACTTGTTTTTATGACAGCACAAATAAAAAAGTTGTTTGGGTAGGTGGAGAATTTAATGGATCAGCATATACATTAAAAGCTATTATTGGAACAGTTAGTGGTACATCTATAAGTTTTGGAACTATATCAGATTCAGGTGTAACTTCTTCAAATTATTACAGTTCAGCTTATGATAAAAATAGTTCTGTAGGTGTTGTTTCTTACAGAGATTCATCTGCTCATGGTAACATACGAACAATATCTATTTCAGGCACATCAATAACTTGGAATACTGCTATTGTTTTCCAAGCAAGTAACACAACAATGTCTGCTGATAGCATGACATATGATGAAACAAATCAGAAAATTGTTTTATTTTTTAAAGATAGTTCAGATAATGTTCAGGGAATAGTAGGAACAGTTAGTGGAACTACTATTAGTATGGGAACTGCTGTAGATAGCACATATAATAATGGTAGTAATACTTTTGCTTGTGTTTGGACAAAACAAGGTGTTGTTGCTTTAATAAATAGAGATGATAGTTCACCATATTATTTACATTATTTACAAGCTACTGTTAGTGGCACAAGTTTATCCTATGCAGGTGCAACTACTTTAAACAGTCAGGCAGTTTCAGTAGATGCTACAGGGGTTAGTATTGCTTATAATTCTGCAACTTATAATGTTGTACCATTTTATGTTGAAAATGCTACAAAAGACGCACAGGCTTTAGTTGTATATCCTGCAGGTAGCATATCTAGTTCAAATTTAACTTCTAATAATTTTATAGGCTTTGCTGAAAATACTGTTGCTGATAATGAAGATGTAAAAGTAAAAGTAATATCACAAAGTGACGAAAATCAAACAGGCTTAACAACAGCTTCACAATACTACGTTCAGAATGATGGTACTTTGTCGACTACAGCAGGAGATCCATCAGTATTAGGTGGTACTGCTTTATCAAGTACAAAAATTTTAATTAAATCATAAGGAGACCAAAATGGCACAAACTATAACATGGAGTAGTGGTGATAACGCTAATACTTCAATCTATTTGTTTAATGATGATGAAATTGTTGAGATTGGTGCAGATCAATCAACAATAAAAGACGCAAATGGTAATCCAACATTAATTATTTCAGACGTTAACTCAAGTAATGCAACATTGCATACAGGAGTAGATACACCTGATGATTATTTTGGCTACAAATATAGTTACAATGAAACTGATGGGTGGGTAGCTATTGAAGGATGGATTGATCCAAGACTAGAAGAAAACAACGGAGAATAACTAAATGTTTGGGTTTACTACATTTAGTGAACTACCATTTTCTGATGTTTCAGCTGGTCAAGCTGTTGAGTTAACAGCTGGTACTGGAAGTCTAACCTTAACTGGGTTACAACCAACAGCAAATAGTGGTGTTAACGCTACACCTACAACTGGATCATTAGTAATAAGTGGTAAGCAAGCTGCTGTAATAGGTGGTAATGTCATTACTACTAATACTGGTAGTTTAACTATTGATGGTAAACAAGCTACAATAAGTTCCGGTGTAAACGCTACACCGTCAACCGGTAGTTTAAGTATATCAGGATTGCAACCTAGTTTAGTACAAGGAAACAATTTAACACCTAGTCAGGGTTCATTAACTATAGCTGGTCAATCAGTAGCGGTTATAGATGGTGATAATATTGGTGTATTTGCTGGTGCATTAGTTATTGATGGTAAACAAGTATCAACTGTAGGTGGTGTTAATGTAACACCTAATACTGGTTCACTTACAATAACTGGACAGCAAGTATTAGAAACTATTGGTGGTATTGTTACACCTATACATGGAACACTTACTCTTGATGGTAAAACACCAACAGTAAGTCATGGTAATGATATTACAACAAATACTGGTGGTTTAACTATTACAGGTCAACAAGTTGAATTTAAAGTAGATGTAGATGTATTCCCATCTACAGCTTCACTTGTAATAGATGGTAAGCAAGTTATTTTAGATATAGGAATACAAACTGAACCTGTTAATGGTTCATTAAATATAAGTGGTCAATCACCATCCATTAATAATGGTAATGTAATATCATTAGGTTCAGGTGCTTTAACCATAACAGGATTACAACCTACATTTGTGGAAAATGAAAATATACAACCACAAACAGGTAGTTTAACCATTACTGGACAACAAGTTACCATACAAGATGGTGACAATATTTTAGTTGGTAATGGTTCGTTAGCTTTAACAGGACAAAGTGTTGCTGTTAATATAGAGGTAAACGTAACAACAGGACTTGGAACGCTTACAATAACTGGACTTCAACCGTCCGTAACAACAGACTCAGGTGGTGCAGGTGGAATTTTAATTGCATCTGATAGTAGAGTTCTTAGAACATACAAAAATACACCAAAGGTCACAATTAAAGCAGCATAGGAGATTAACATGGCAGCTGGATCATTTACATTTTACAACTCAGGCAAGTTAAAAATTGCCGACAACACAATCGACCTAGATGGCGATACATTTATTGCACTAATGACTACATCAAGTTATACACCTAATGTAGCTACTCAAAGCAACCTTACTGATATTACTAATGAAGTAACCGACTCAGACTATGCAAGACAAACTCTTACATCAGTTACAGTTACAGAATCAGGTGGTACGGTAAAATTTGATGCCGCAGATATTTCATTTGGCAGCAACGTAACAATTACTGCTAAATATTTAGTATTATTTAGTTCAACAGCATCTAATGATTTATTAGCGTATGTTGACTTAGATACTGGTGGCGGCAGCGTTTCAAGTAGCAATAGCACGTTTCAAGTAACAATCAATGCGAATGGTATAGCAACTATTTCATAACACTTTAATAAAAGGAGCTTAAAATGGTTAAATCACCATATAATGTTGCTCTACAAAGTGTTGACGCTATCAAAAGTGCTGGTGCAACTTTAGACTACTCTATAGATTGGAGTGCATTAATATCTAGTACAGAAACTATCAACACTTCAACGTGGACAGCATCTAGTACAGATATTACTATTGTTTCTAGTAGCATTAGTAATACATCAACAAGTGTTTTTATTTCAGGTGGACGTGATGCGTACTATTATGATTTAAAAAATACTATTGTAACCGATCAAGGTAGAACTATGGTTAGGTTATTTTCTATAGGAGTACAACCGAGATGAGTGTTTCAGATTTAGGTGTAGAATATTTACCTGTAGAACCTACTTTAGTTTATGCCGGTACAACTTGGAGATGGGAACGTAATTTATCTAATTTCCCACCAGCAACTTGGACTTTAAAGTATTTCTTTAGATCATCTGATGGAAAATATAGTTTTGACGTAACAGCTACCAATAACAATGGTACTTTTAGGGTAAATCACTTAGCTACAAGTACGGATGATATAGCTCCAGCTATTTATCAAGGTCAAGGCTTTGTAACAAGTGGAAATGATAGATTTATAGTCTATCAAGGGCAATTAGAAATACTGCCTGACTTTAATCTCCAGTCAACTGGTAAAGATTTAAGAACCCATGCTCAAAAAGTATTAGAAGCTATAAAGGCACTATTAGAAGGACGTTTTGTTGATGACGCTTCATCTTATTCTGTAGCCGGTAGAAGTATTACAAAATTAACACCTTTAGAGTTAATAGAAACTAAACATGAGTATGAACGTATAGTTATAGCTGAATTACGTCAAAACAGAGCCAAGCAAGGACTGGAAACTGGACAAATTATTAGAGCTAATTTTACCGGTAATTCAGGATTTTAAGGATATATAATGGCTTTTTTAGATAGATTTAGAAGAAAAAAGAATAAAAAAACTGGTAAAAGAAACTTTACCGGTGCAAACGCTGGAAGATTATTTAATGACTGGAAAGCAACTAGCTCTAGTCCTGATGCAGAACTTGAAAACAACCTAAAGATTTTAAGAGATAGATGTAGAGACTTAGCTAGAAATAATCCTATTGTTCAAAGATACTTTCAATTAATTAAACAAGGCACTGTAGGAAATGGACAAGGATTTAAAATTCAAGTCCATAGTAGAAATGATGATGGTACTTTAGATGATTATGATAATGATTTGATTGAAAGAAGTTGGTATCAATGGTGTCAAAATCCTGAAGTTAGCAACACTTATACAATGCCTGATATTTATAATATGATTGTAGAAGGTTTAGCTAGAGATGGTGAGGTATTATGTCATTATATAAATACTAAAGAAGGATTAAAACTTAGCTTTTTAGAACCTGATTATCTTGATTCTACACTTAATAAAGAATTAGGTAATGGTAGATGTATTAAGATGGGTGTAGAAATTGATAAATATACTCAAAAACCATTAGCGTATTGGATAAATCGTGATCCTTATAGTTCTACAGTTGTATCAAACTATAGTAATCCATCTAAAGAAGATAGAATTGATGCTTCTGAAATGTTACACCTTTATAGTCCTGATAGATTTGGACAAACTAGAGGTTATCCAAAAAAATTAGCATCTACTATGACTGCTATCAAATGGTTACAAGATTTTAGACTATCAGAACTAGTAGCTAGTAAAGCTGCCGCATCTAAAATGGCTTTTATTAAAACACCATCAGGTGATTCAATGACTACTGAAGCGTATTTAGATGGTGAAGCAGCTACAATGCCAGCAATGAATTTTGAACCTGCAACTATAGATATTTTACCACAAGGTACAGATATTGAGTTTGCTAATTGGAATCATCCTAATACTGGTGTAGGTGAATTTGATAAAGCAATGCTTAGAACGATTGCTAGTGGACTAGGCGTATCTTATGCGTCGCTGTCCAATGATTTGACGCAAACTAGTTATAGTAGTGCTAGAGTAGGCTTATTGGACGAGAGAGACAGCTATAAACACGCGCAATCTTTTATTATAGAGCATTTCTGTAAACCAGTTTATAAAAAATGGTTAGAAATGGCTATTATATCAGGTACGTTACCTTTACCCATGACTCGTTATGAAAAGTGGGCTAATCCAATAGAATTTTCTGCTAGAGGTTATCATTCTGTTGATCCATTAAAAGAAGCACAAGCCAATCAGCTTAACTTAACAAATGGACTATCTACAATACAGGATGTTTTAAATCAAAGTGGTAAAGAATTAAGTCAACATTTCTCAGAATTAGACGCACAAGCTAGTTTAGCTGCTAAAATGGGAATTGATTTAGCTTATGAACCTTATGGAACTAAGTTTAATGCTCAAACTGGTGTACCATTTGATGAAGATGGTGAGGATGATGCCAGTTAGTAATTATCCAAACGCAGGCATGAAAGATGAAGCTCGTAAGGGCATTGCTTGGCGTGAAGAATTTGGTAGAGGTGGTACTAGAGTTGGTGCTGTTAGGGCTAGACAAATTATTGCTGGTGAAAATCTATCTGATGATACAGTTAAAAGAATGTTTAGTTTTTTTAGTAGGCAAGAAGGTGTTAAAAAAGCTGAAGGATTTAAGCAAGGTGAAGAAGGTTATCCATCTAATGGCAGAATAGCTTGGGCGTTATGGGGTGGAGACGCAGGCTTTAGCTGGTCACGAAAACTTGTTGAAAAAATGAAGAAGGAGAAGTCAATGACTAAAAATAAAGAAGTTAAAAGACATATTGAGGAAGTTATTGAAACTGATGACTCTTATACTGTAAAATTTCTAAAAGCTGATTCTTATCAAGAAGAAGAAACAGAAGAAGTTACAGAAGAAGAAACAGAAGAAATAACTATTGAAAATAGTGAAGTTTTAGAAGAATCTAGAATTGAAACTAAACAGGAAAAGACTGTAGAACATAGAGCAGCTTTTCCTATGGAATTTAAGAGGGACGAAGTAGAAAACAGAACTATAACAATGTCTGTATCTTCTGAATCTCCTGTTATGCGTGAATTTGGATTGGAAATTCTTTCACATAGAGCAGGTGACGTTGATCTTAATAGGCTAAATAATAAAGCACCATTATTGCTTGATCATGATAGCCGACAACAAATAGGTGTTATAGAAAATACTAGACTAGATGAAAGTCAGGGACGGCTTTACTCTACAGTACGATTTGGTAAATCTACTATGGCTAGGGAAGTATTTGATGATGTCTTAGATGGAATCCGTACACAAGTTAGTATTGGATATACCATAACCAACCTAGAACGTGAATCTTACTATGATGATGAGGAAGAAGAAGCCTATAGAGCTTCTTTTACTCCACATGAAGTAAGTATTGTATCAATGGGTGCAGATCAAACCGTAGGCATTGGACGTTCTTTATCTTTACAACCCAAAACCATAACAAAGGAGACTATTATGGAAAAAACTACAGAAGAAAACAAAGTAGAAGTTAACATTGAAGAAAAAATCCGTGTTGCATCTACCGAAGCTGTACAAAAAAGAGAAAAAGATATATCAGAAATCTACTCTCTAGCTTCAAGACACAATAAAACACCAATGGCGGATGAAGCTGTTGCTAAAGGTCTATCATTAGACGCTTTTAGAGGTGCTTTATTACAAGAAATCGAAAATAAACCATTAGAAACTAATGAAATTGGTCTAAATGAAACAGAATCAAGATCATTCTCAATAGTTAGAGCTGCAAAAGCACAAGCTGGTTTAATTTCACGTGAAGATGCTGCTTTTGAATTAGAAGCTGCTGAAGCATACGCTCAAAAATTAGGTAGAGAATCCAAAGGGTTTTTTGTACCTGAAGATGTAACTAATAAATGGTCAGAAAGAACATTATCAACTTCTGGTTCAGGTGCAAATGTTGTCTATAATGATTTACGTTATCAGGATATGATTTCAGCTTTAACACCATTTTCAACAGTTTTAAGAGCTAATCCAACAATTCTAGCTAATAATACAGGTAATGTATCTATTCCTAGAACTACAGCTACACAAACTAGTGCATGGGTAGGAGAAGGCGTTGCAGTAGCAGCTTCAGATCCAACTTTAGATAGTGTTACACTTTCTGAGCATACAAATGGGTGCTATACGGATATGACTCGTACACTTTTACAAAATACTGATGGCTTTAGCGTAGAACAAATGGTTAGAAATAATCTTTTACGTGCTATGGGTACTGCATGGGATGCTGCTTCTGTAGCTGGTAATCCTGCTGCTGTAGCTGCTTCACCTAGAGGTATTGAGTTTACCGCTGGCGTTAATGCAACTGCATTTGGTGTAGCTGGCGCTCCTACTTATGCTGAGTTAATTGCTATGGAATCTGCTATCTTTGCAGACAATGCTTCATTAGACGGAAATTCTGTTTATTGGATTACAACTCCAGCTCTTAATGGTTACATGAAAACTCTTGCGACTAACGGTGCAGGTTCTCCGGTAGCCCAAAGAGACGGCTTTGTAGACGGTAGAGAGGTTTTAATTAGTTCACAAGTAACAGCTAATACAGTAATACTTGGGGACTTCTCAGAGTTTATTGTAGCAACATGGGCAGGATTAGAAATTCAATCTGATCCGTATGCTTTAGCTACTTCAGGTGGATTAAGACTTGTAGCTCTTAGTTCAGTTGACTTTGGCGTGAAACATCCTGTTTCATTCTGTGTTTCTGCTTAATTATGGCATTAACTCAACAACAATTTAAAGGGAAGGGAGCGGAGAAATCCGCTCCCATGAATACTATGAAAATAACATTACTTAGAGCAACTAGAGTAGATGGAAAAGTAGTTAATTCCGGTGATACTATTGAAATTTCTGAAAAAGATGGAAATTTTCTTGTTAATACTGGTGTAGCAACATTATCATCTACTAAGAAAGAAAAAAAAACTGATAGAAGTGACGGTTTAAAATCTTCTACTACTAAAGAGGTAAAAAATCGTGGCTAAAATTAAATTACTAATAAAAACTGAAATATTAGGCGTTTCTTATAAAAAAGGCGATATTGTGGATGTTGGTGGTGTTTATGCCGATAAATTAGTTAATCATAATGTAGCTACATTAGATTTAGGTCAATCTGAAGTTAAACCTCAAGAAAAAGTAGAAGAAAATGAATCTCAATCTAGCTAATGATGCGTTTTTTAATCTCAATGATTTTGCAGTAAGTGCTACATGGAGATATGCGTCAAATAATGATAAATATGTAGTTACTGGTATATTTGATAATCAATTCTTTACTGGTTTTGATGAATTAAATGCACCAGTATCTACAAGCCAACCTACTTTTACATTAAAAACATCAAGTATTCCTGAAAACGGAAAAGAAAACGATTTTTTAATTATTCCAATAAACAATGTAGACGTAACATATAAAGTAAAAATTATTGAACGTGATGGAACGAATGTAACTATGATACATTTACAAAAACAATAATGGCACATATTAGACAACAAATAAGAGACAGAATAATAGCTGATGTAACTGGTTTAACGACTACTGGAGCAAATGTTTACGATAGTAAGCTATACAATATCCTACAAGGTGAATTACCTGCTCTAGCAGTCTATACACAAAATGAAACATCTGAAATTTCTACAATAGCACCTAATGTAACTCTTGATAGAGAACTAGAAGTTATAATTGAGTGTTATGCGGAAGCTAATCAAAATATTGAAAACACATTAGATACAATAGCTGGTGAAGTTGAGAACAGTTTAGGAACTGATTTAACTTTAAACAACTTATGTATAACACAATTTTTATCCAGTACGGATATTGATTTCACAAGTGAGGGTGAAAAGCCATTAGGCATCTGTAAACTCACGTACAATGTTCGTTACATGAATACTGTAACGGATTCATCAACACCATTATAAAGGAGATTTAAATGGCATACGCAACCGGTTCTGATGCAGTTATTAAAATTGGCTCAGACACACTTACTCAATGTAGTGCATTTTCTATAGATAAAACCGTAGACAATGCCGAAACTAGTGCAATAGGCACAACTTCAAAAACTTTTGTTAACACTCTTGACAGTTTTACCGCTAGTCTTGAAATTTTTTATGATTCTACAGATACAGCAACAGCAGCAATTTTAGCTGCCGCAGTTGGTAATTCAGCACCAGTTGCCGTATCATTTTATTATGAAGGTACAGCAGCAGGAGTAGATAAATATTTAACTGGAAATGGTTTAATTTCAGGAATTAGCTGGAATGGTGAAGCCAACGGAGTATTTACAGCATCCGTCAGCATCACTGGTACTGGTACACTAACAGAAGCTACAGCTAGTTAATAATGTCATCAATTAGTGATCGCATGAAAGCGTTGCAACAAGATCAAGATAAATTCTGTATTGAAGTTGCTGAGTTAGGTGTAGATGGTGAACCATTACACATTTATTTCACTAAGATGACTGTTAGAGAAGATGAAAGAATAAGAAAACAACATCCTGATTTTTACAATAGAATTATGAATGGTGATGTTCCATCTTTTGCATCTCTCTTAGACTTAATTATGCTAAAAGCTAAAGATAGTGAAGGCAAAAAAATATTTGATGAAGGTGATAGACAAGCGTTCTTAGGAATGGATATTAACTTTGTTACCAACATTTCCTCACAAATGTTACAAAAATTATTTGCTGAAGATATTAGCTTGGAAGCAGCAGAAAAAAAATAATAAGCGATTCTCAACTGATGGCACAATTTCAGATTGCGGATCGCTTACAATTACCATTGCAAACCATTAAAGATATGACTTTAGAAGAATTCTACCAATGGATAGCTTTTTATTCATTAGAATCTAAAAGGATGAAGAAATGACAAGAGTACCAGTACAAATTCCAATTACCGGTAAAGATAAAACTAAAGCTATGTTTAGTAGTGTTGGACGTAGCTTAAAAGGTCTAACTAAATCTATTTTTAGCATGAAAACTGCCTTAGTGGGTGTTGCTGGTGTTGCTGGTTTTGGCTTAATGATTAGAAGTAGTTTAAAAACTATTGATGCTAATAAAAAATTAGCAGATAGATTAGGTTTAACTACTCAACAACTAGCAGGATTTGAATTAGCTTCTGTTTTAGCTGGTGAAAGTGTTGAAACAGTACAAAGTGCATTTCAAAAATTGGCTAAAAATATTTTTGAAGCTGGTCAGGGACTATCAACTCCATTAAGGGCATTACAAAAATTAAGATTAGAAGCTAGAGAATTAGAAAAATTATCATTTGATGAACAGATAAAATTAATTTCAGAAAGATTTTCTCAATTAAGCACACAATCAGAAAAATTAGGTGTAGCAAGTCAGTTATTTGGTAGAGCTGGTCAAGTTATGGTTAATATGCTTGATCTTGGTGCTGAAGGACTAACAAAAATGCAAGAAGAAGCATTAGACTTAGGAATAGCTTTATCTAATGCTTCTGCAAAAGGTGTTGAAGATTTTAATGATAGTTTATCTGAGTTTAAATTTACTTTAAAAGGAGTTGCTAACAATATAACTGCTGAATTTGCACCTGCTATGCAATTAGTAACAGACAAATTAACTGATTTTATGAAAAAGTTTTTAAAAGATGGTAAGTTAGAAATGTTTTTTGAAGCATTTTATCAATTATTAAGAGATGGTGTTTTTAATTTAATTGAATTTAGTAAATCTTTTATACAAACATTTCAATCAATAGCATTAGCAATAAATAGAGAAGGTAAGTTTTTTGGTGGTGATGTCTTTTTTGATAGTAAAGAGTTTAGAAAAAATAATGCAAAATTGTTAGCAGATTTAGATAATCTTGGAGTAAAAATAAATAGTAAATTATTTGAAATTGAAGCTAAAAATAAACAAGCTAAAGCAAATTTAACAGATTTAAATAGTCCTGTTGATCAAACATCACTTGATGAATTACCTGATACTTGGAGAGATAACTTAAATGCGTTAAGTTTATTAAATTTAAAAGCTGCTGATGTTCAAACTCAATTTGATGCGTTAGGTGTTACCATATCTACATCATTAGGAACTGCATTTGAAGATATAATAATGGGAACTAAAAAGGCAGGTGATGCCTTTAAAGATTTGGGAAAAATTATTTTAGCTCAAATTGTTAGAATTTTTGTTATGAAGTCAATAGTTGCACCATTTACTAATGTCTTTGGTGGTATGTTTGGTGATATGTTTGGTGGAGCTACTAAGCCGGCAGGTGGTGTAGTAGGTAGAAATGTGGTTGGTGGTAGACCTTACATGGTTGGAGAAAATGGACAACCTGAGTTATTTGTACCATCAACAAACGGTGCTATTATTCCTAATAATAAATTAGGATCAGGTGGTGGTATTACCATTGAACAAAATATTAATTTTGCTACTGGTATTCAAGCAAGTGTACGAAGTGAAGTATTGCAATTATTACCAGCTATAGCACAAGTATCAAAAGGTGCTGTACAAGATGCAGCTTTAAGGAGATAAAATGGCTATTACTTATCCTTTAACATTACCTGATACAACATCTTTTCAATCCGTAACCTTAACAGCAAGATCAACCAATGGCATCAATATTTCTCCTTTTACTTATCAACAACAAATTTATAAATGGAGTGGAGAAACTTGGGAAGCTGATGTTAGACTTATTCCATTAAAACGTGAAAACGCTGAAACATGGATAGCATGGTTAACTTCTTTACGTGGTATGCAAGGTACGTTTTATATGCAACCTAATCCTGATAGTTTAAGTCCTCAAGGCAATGGTGGTGGTAGTCCTACAGTCAATGGTTCTCATTCGGCTAATTCTCAATCTTTATCAGTAACAGGTGCAACTACCTCAACGACAAATTGGCTAAAGGCAGGTGATTTTATTAGTATTTTAACTGGTAGTAGTAGACAGCTTTTAAAGGTGCTTACAAACGCAAATACAGATTCTAGTGGTAATGTGGTATTAGATATATATCCAGCTCTTAGAACGAACCTAACAGGCTCAGAAGCTATAACAACAACTAATGCTACTGGTATATTTAGACTTGCGAGTAATGAAACAAATTTTAATGTAAATCAAGCGTCTCTTTATGGTTTAGGGTTTACAGCTATTGAGTCTATAACGTAAATAAAAAAAAATTAAAAAAAGTGTTTTTTATTGTTGACATATCCTGTCAATATGGTAATTTATAATCATAAACAGGAGAAAACAATGACAACTTTTAACACTTATATAGATACTTTAATTGAAGAAAAAGGAATTGATACAGAAACAGCTTTTGAATTTGAAAATGAAAATGGTTTTAATTTAATGACTTACGCAGTTGTTGTTAATTATATAAAAAATACTTCAAAACAAAATCAAGAAAAAATTAAAAAAACTTTAACAATAATTGATTTTAAAAATGGAAAAATTGAAGATTTTATTGAATTTTTAGGAAAGGGCATCAAAGTTTAATTAAAATAATTAAAATATAAAATTAAGAGGAGAGTTTTTTAACTCTCCTTTTTTTATGGAGAAAATAATGAAAGACAAAAATCCACATGGTAAAAGGAGTCATAGAGGAATGAAAGGTCAAGTATTATGGATGAAAGAATTATATCCTGAGTTGTTTATTCAAGGTCATAAATCACAACGTAAGAAAAGAAAAAAACAAATGAAAATAGAAGAAATGAGGAAGCATCTCTATGTCTAGAAATATTAACTTTTCATCTCAGATTGCTGGTGATGTAGTAGAGCCATTTTATGCTGTTGATTGTGACTTTTCAGGAATTGTAACAAGAACTTTTTATACAAAAGTCATGGCAACTGGTAATGGAAATAAATTTCAGGTAGATGGATTACAACAATATGATTTTACAGTAGCTAGGGGAAATACTGTTATATTTGATCAATCTGATAACTCTAATACTGGTCATCCATTACTTTTAGTTACTACTGAAGATGGTAGTACACAAGTATCAGGTGTAACAGTATCAGGAACAGCTGGTACTGATGGAAAAACTACATGGGTGGTAGCAGCTAATGCTCCTGATGAAGTGTGGTATAAATGTTCTAATCATAGTGGAATGGGTGCAAGAATTAGAGTTGTTGATCCAGCAGTTAGATTATGGACTGGATATGGTAATATAACAATTGGTTCTGATACTTATTTAGGTTCAGGCGAATTAGGTGGCATATCATCAATAGGAGAGTCCAATCAAATTGAAGCTAAAGGAATAACTTTATCTTTAAGTGGTATTCCTTCTAATTTAATGACAAGTGCTTTGTATGAAACGTATCAAAACAGAAATTGTACTATTTACTTTGGATGTTTAGTTAATGGTCAATTAACAGTTGCTCCGTATGAGATTTTTACTGGTTTAATGGACACAATGAATGTTACACAAAATGGTGATACTTCTAATATTACATTAAATGTAGAATCTTCATTAATTAATTTAAAACGTACAAAAATTAATAGATTTACTGACGAAGATCAACAAAATTTACACACTGGTGATACATCATTACGTTATGTAGCTGATTTACAAAATAAAGAGATATTGTGGGGTATACCTTATTCACAAGTTCCAAAAGAAATAAAACCTTTAAGCCAACCTGAAATTGATAAAATAATAGAAGATATTGTTTTAAATGGTATTAACTTAAATGGACTGTAAATGAATATATTAGATGATTTTGTAGAACGTAAACTACAAGAACCTTTTAAATGGGGTACTAATGATTGTATTTTATTTGCTAATGAAGCGGTAGAAATAGTTACTGGTATTAATCATGCTAAAGGTATTGGAAATTGGCATGATGTTGATAGTGTAAAAAAATTAATGAAAAAATTAAAATACAAATCAATGTTTGATATTTTTGATGTTCGTTTTAGACAACATACTAATATTAATAAACTAAAAGATGGTGACATTGCCACATCTACCATTGCTAGAATAGATGATAGTTTTAAAGATATATCATTAGTTTATTATAAAAATAAATTATTAGCACCATCAAAAGAAGGATTAAAAACCTTTGATTTAGATGTTGGGGAACATTTTTTTAACGTAAGAAGTTTAAGGATTTAACATGGAAGCAATCGGAGCAGCTATTACTGGTGCAGCTAAATGGATAGCCGGAACTATTGTTGGATCAGGTGGTGGTGTATATACAGCAGGTCAAATGGCTGCTTATAATGCAATAGCATGGACAGCTAAAACAATAATAATTGGTACTCCATTGTTTTTTGCAGCTCAATCTATGATACCAAAAATGTCTACTATGATGGGAAGAACCGATACTATAAGAAGTCCTATTCAAAGTAGAAAAATAGTTTATGGACGTGCTGTACTAGGTGGCACAATACTTTTTATTTCTGAAAGTGAAAGTGGTGGAACTGTAGATAGAGGAAATTTATATATTTTGCTAGGAATGGTAGGACATGAAGTAGAGGATTTTGAAACAGTTTATTTTGATGGTGAAGAATTAACTATAGTAAATGGTCAAGTAGAAGCACCATCAAGATATTATCCAAATCCATCTTCAGGTAATCATTTTGCTAATATTGATACATCTATGAAAGGACAAACAGGACAAACACAAAATACAAATTTTGTTACATATACTGAGTTAACATCTTCAGATACTTTTAAAGGCATAGCTTGTTTACCTATAATCCTTGGTTATAATCAAGAAATATACGTTAATGGTATTCCTAATATAACTGCAAAAGTAAAAGGAGCAAAAATATTTGATCCTAGAAATAATACTACAGCATGGAGTGATAATCCTGCTTTAGCTATTAGAGATTATTTAACAAATACTGAATATGGATTAGGTGTTTCTACATCAAGAATAGATGATACAACTTTTAGTTCAGCTGCAAATTTATGTGATGAAACAGTAACTTTAGCTGATGGGTCAACTCAAAAAAGATACACTTGTAATGGTGTATTAGATACTGCTAGTTCTTTTCAAGATAATTTACAAACTTTAACTACTTCACTTGCTGGTAACTTAGTATATTCAGGTGGAAAATTTAAACTATATGGTGGAGAATACAGATCACCTACTGCTACTATTACTGAAAATGATATTGTAGGTACTGTAGATATTCACACTAAAAATTCACGCAGAGATCAATTTAACACTATAAAAGGTGTTTTTATGGGTGATGAAACAGATAATGTTCCAGCGGATTATGCCACTATTAAATCAACTACAGCAATTACAGAAGATGGTCAAATTTTAGAAAAAGAATTACCTTTGCCAATGACTAATACAGCGGTTGAATGTGAAAGAATAGCTAAAATTAGTTTAGAGAAAAATAGAAGGCAAGTAATGATTACAATGTTGTTATCATTAAAACAATTTGCTTTAGAACCTATGCAAGTTGTTAACGTTACATTACCATCATTAGGTTATCAAAATAAAACTTTTGAAATTGTTAACTGGAGTTTAGAAAATCAAGATAACATTTTAGGTGTAGCAGTTACTTTAAAAGAAACTGATGCCTTAGTATATGGATGGACAAGCGCTGAAGAAATTGGATATACACAAACATCAGCACCAACAGCGACTAATTATATGAATGTTGCTATTCCTACTTCTAGTTTAGCTATTGTTAGTAATACTGCTGAGGATGGAACAATTCAAGATTCAATAGAAGTTACAATAACTGATGATGCTGCTGATCCACATATTATTGAATATGATGTTTACTGGAAAGAAAGTACAGCATCTAATTATGAAACATTAAGTGTATTGAGGGATGTATAATGACTAAACCAACAGTAGCAATAGTAGATCAAAAAATAAAGGATCACGAAAAATTATGTTTAGAGAAATATGACAATATTAAGGCACGTTTAGTAAGAATTGAACAACTTATGATTGGCTCAACAGCTACTGTTATTGGACTGTTAGTTAAATTATCTTTTTTTTAGGTGAAAAATGAATTTATTATCTTTACTACCATCAATTACAAAAACTCTTGATAAATTTGTTCAAGACAAAGATTTAAAATTAAAATTAGAACATGAATTACTGAGTGGTTTACAAAAATTAGATTTAGCACAAATAGAAGTTAACAAAGAAGAAGCTAAACACAGTTCATTATTTGTTAGTGGATGGAGACCTTTTATAGGTTGGTCATGTGGAATAGCTATAACTTATCATGCAATGGCACAACCTATTTTAGAAGTTGTTTTAAGAGCATTTGGATTAGATTTTAAATTTCCTGAGTTTGATTTAGCAATGTTATATCCAGTGTTAATGGGTATGTTAGGACTATCTGCTAGTAGAAGTTTTGAAAAAAGTAAAGGTGTAGCAAGAAAATGACAAAATTACCAATAGTGGGTATAAGTTCAGGAAAAAGCTATGATGTAAAAGTTCGTGCTAGAAACATGGCAGGTAATTATAGTGCATTTAACAATGTACAACAAATATCAGTACCAGCATCTAGTTCTACACCATCTATTCCTACAAGTTTATCAGCGTCTAGTGATCCTTTAGCTATTACGTTATTTTGGACTAATCCTAGTGATAAAGATTTAAAATCAGTAGAAATATATTATTCCACATCTTCAGGTGGTACTAAAAATCTTATTGGTTCTATAGATGCAGTAAGGTCAGCTAATCAAGAATATAATTTAGTTTATGACTCAGTTACTTTTTCACAAAATCAAACATATTATTTTACTGTAAGAGCTGTAAATACAAGTGTTGTAGCATCTAGTTATAGTAGTGAAGTTACAGCATCTTTTTCTTCTGTTAATACTGGAGATATTACTTTAAACGCTGTATCAGGTGTATTTAATTCTGTTGTAAGTTCTAGTGTTACTGGTGAAAGCACTACTCAAGATTCTATATCTTATTACAATGGTTCAAGTGTAGTTACCTTAAATGGTTTTATTTGTAATGAAATAACTTTGGGTACTATTCCTAGTACAGTAGCTGGTTTATTAATAAATGCTAATGCAATGGCTTCTAAAAGAACTATAGCAACCAATAAATATTCTTATGCCATTGTTTTACAAAAATTACCATCTAACACTTATTGGGAAAAAGCTACTGATGGTGGTAACTTTTGTACTTTTTTAGGTACTGGTGACGCAACAAGTCAAAGTTCTACAGAGGGTATACAAGGTAATTATTCTACTAGCTTTATAGATAGTGCTACTGGAGTTACAGGGACTACTGGAACTAAATACGCTTTATTTTTGTATGAAACAACTGAAACAACAGATCAATATTGGATATTTGGTGGAAGTGGATTAACTATAACGGAGTTAAAAAGATAATGGCTTTTGAAAAGTTAAGAGGATATTTTTATAATTCTGAAGGTGAATTATTAGAATATTATTTAGGTTATGGTGACTTAAATGATATGGATGATTTATTAGAATTTAGAAAAAGTTGTGTAGGTTTTGTGTCTACTGATAAATCGTATGATACAGAAACATTTAAATACGATATAGAAACACAAACTATGGTAGAAAAGTAAATGAATGAAATTATTAACACAATAAAAAGTATTATTTCACCTGAACAAAGTTGGTCAGCTTTTGTTATGAAAATTACAGGATTAATTGTAGTTTCTGTAATTGCTTATATTGGCTTTCAACAATATACAAATCTTAGTGTAGAAGAAGATACTGAAATACCAATAGTAGAGGTATTTGAAAATGATCCTGAAAAAGTAATTAAAGTAGAAGATTTAATTACTAGACTTCTTAGGTATGACAGAAGTATCGAATCAATATGGTTATATGATTGGGTAGATGCTAGGAATTTAGTTCCTTTAATTACTGAACCTAGAAATAGTGAAAATTTATTACCTACTGGTTATTGGATGGAGGGTGATGAATATGTTATTGGAAACTTTGTTTTAAGCCAATGTACTTCTCTTGAAAGAAATGTTCCTAATATAGCTTGTCCTATAATGTCATCTGAGGACGCTTGGGGCGTTCTTTTAGTTACATATCAAAATGGAACATCACCTAATTTAAAAACTGTAAAAGCGTCAGCTATGAAAATTTCCGAAGTATTGTATTTAATCACACGTTAAAAGGAGTAAAAAATGAAAAATTTTATTATTTGTATTACTGTATTAATGTTAACTGGATGTGGTTCAGCTAGAGTATTGTTAAATGCTGATATACCAAAAGATCAGGACATTAAAATAGAAATTACAACAAAACAATCTGAAGAATAAAATGTATATTTATAAAGCTAATTTAATAAGAGTTGTTTCAGGTGATACTGTACGTTGTAATATAGATTTAGGTTTTTGTATTATTTTACAAAACATGAAAATAAAACTTTTAAACATTGAAAGTCCTAGTGGTGTAGCTGGTCAAGATGCTAAAGATTATTTAACAAGTATTATGCCACAAAAATTTTCTATTAAGACTAAAATGGATGGTGGCTTAATTATTGCTGATATAATGGTGGGGGGTGAAAGTATATCTGAAAAAATGCTAACAAGTGGAAAATGTAATAGATTTCAATCATGTTAATACAAGAAGCTAGAAGGCTTTTACAACAACTAGAAGATGTTGGAGAAGGTAAAAGATTAAAAAATCAACAAGGGTTAGCTACTGAACTTGGTTTAACTATATACGCTTTAAAATCACGTTTAAAACAAGCTAGATCATTAGTAGATTTAGAAGAATCAGGAAATGTAGAGCAAAAAAAAGAATCTTCATTTGAAGCGTTTCAAGTACCATTTATACCATCTGATGAATTACCAGTAGATCAACTATTAGAAAAAATGGCTACGAGTTTTGAAAAGAAAAAAGCTCACAAAATATATAAAGATGAAACTAAAATTAAAGTTAATATTGATGGTGCTGTAGGATTTAATGTCTTTGGTGATATTCACATTGATAGTCCTCATGCAGATATACCTACATTATTAAAACATATTAAGGTAGTACAAGACAATAAACCTCACGTAAGAGGTATTATGATTGGCGACCATTTAGATAATTGGATAGGCTTCTTGGCTAGAAACTACGCCTATTCTGAGACAACTACTCACCAAGCATGGCAATTAGTACAATGGTTAGTATCTGAAGAAGGATGTAATCCTATTTGTGCAATTAGTGGTAATCATGGTGCATGGTCAGGATCAGGTGATCCAGTTAAATGGATGTTAAAACCAAAAAATATTCTTGAAGATGATTGGGGTATAAAAGTTAATTTTCAATTTCCTAATGGTAGGGAATTTAAAATGTATAACAAACATAACTTTAAAGGCTCAAGTATTTACAATAAATTACATGGAGTATTAAGAGCTGCTATGTTAGGTCAAGGACGTGGATGTCATTTATACATAGCCGGACATTTACATACTGGTAGCATCATGCAAACACCTTTAGATGAAAGTGGTGAGACTGTATGGGTATGTAGAGCTAAAGGTTATAAGTGGTGGGATAGTTACGCACATGAAAGATTAAATTTTGAATTTGATGCTCATGCACAAGGTTTTGAAAGTATCTTTGTGGTAGTTGATCCTGATGCTAAATCAGAGCAATCTTTTGTGACTTGTTTTAGTGATCCTGAAGAAGGAGCAGAGTTTTTAAACTACAAAAGGTCTAAATCTGTAGGGTAGTCTAGTATCAAAGACTACCTAAAAACGTCTGTACGAGCTTCTATGAAGGTCAAATTTTAAAAATTTAGTGTTGAATTGTTTTATTTAATATAGTAAAGCTATCAATACTCCAATGGACTATAGGTTCTAAATCCCTAACATCATTCCTGTAATCAACTAATTGAATGTCTAGTTTTGCTTCATTGGAGACCATATCTATAAAAGCTGTAGTTCCACATCCAGTCCAATGAACTAAGAACAAAATAGGGATGTTAAATAAATCACCAATTTCTTTAGCAAATTTATATTTTTTTAATGAACATATCATAGTGGGATATTTATTCATTTTATTAGTTCTAACTCTAACTTCAACAAAAGCTACAGTATCTTTATCTCTCTTACATAAATAATCTAATGGATAATTAGGTGGACAATCATACGCTGTAAAATTCCATTTAGTCATTAAATACTCTATAGCTTTTTGTTGATTTATTCTATCTTGTTCACTTTCATAAAGTAGTGGTGGTATATTATCTCTATTCATATTTATCTCCTATTTTAATCGTTAATAATTATTTCCGCAGTTGTAGTATTTTTACGAATTACTAATTTTAAATCCTCGGCTGTATCTCCCATAATGTTAAAACCACATACAGCAAACAAAAATATATTCAAAACAATCTCACATTTGTTAGGACACTTTATCCTACAGAATTATCATTCCCATTTCCAAAATCTCCTGATCTATTAAATCTAAAAATTTCTTCATTACTAAAGTAAAATTTGTGACGTTTAGAAGTTCCTAAATCTACTCTTGGTTTAGGAAACAATCCTTTTTTTATTAAACGATATAATTTTGACCTAGTTTTGTGGTCATCTGATTGCCAACAAATATTACAAACTTCTCTAGTGGTTAGTAACTCACCAAAACCTTCATACTTAAAAAATTCATTATTAGAACGGTATGTCATCATCCATATCCGTTTTTAAATTTGGTTTAGTAACCTTATTAGTATAATCATTTTCAGTTACAAACTGGTTATTGTTTGAATTATTTTTAGCATTAGAATAATCTGATAAAGTAGAAGATTGAAAATTATTAGATTGTTTTCTTTCATTATATTTTTCTAAATAATCTATATCATTTTGACTATGTGAAACCAACTCAACGTGTAAATTACTTTTATTAGGATCAGAAATATCATTTAACCATCCTTTACCAGTTAACATAATTTCATTGTTGTCTCCCATTGCTCTTAATAAATGTGTAATTTGTTCTTTTGAAATAGTTACAAAACAACTTTGATATTCAACACCAATATTACGTCCAGCGTCACTAAAATTACGTTTAATATAAAAGTCTAAATAGGTAATATTACTTTTATAATATTCAGGTGGTTTTTTATTTTGTTCTTGCATTTTTGCTAATCTCCTTAAATAAATTTTATTGTTAATGCCATTGAGTGAATTACTTAATGTCTTAACTACCATAATTGTTATATGCTACTGGCTTTTTTTTTGTTTGTTCAGCAGTAATTTGTTGTCCATCATCATCATCATCTGTAGAAATATCTAACATACAATACATTAAATATCTTCTAGCGTAAGAGATTGCTGAACCCATTGCTTGTGATGTAGATTGATCTAACATTAAAGGTAGTGAACCTTCAGTATATTCTCCGGATGAATGCAATAACTTCATAGATAACATTAGGGTAACACCATTTTTATCTACAACTCTATTTGGTGTAAAAATTATAGCTAACTCATGCTTACTTAGTATTTCTTTTATACCTTTGTGTATTGCTGATAAGTCTGCCCAATCATAAACTCTTGCTCCAGCTTTTGCTGTTTGATTTTTACCAATGATAGGAAACTCACCTTGCGCTTTAGATAAAGCTAATACTAAACTACCAATTTCTTCTGATTGAATTAGTGATGGCGGCTGATTATGTTCATTAGCATAAGGTGCAATTTCTCTTTCAATATCTTCAATGTTCATTAGTTAACCTCATTAGATATTTTTTCAAAGTTATTAATTTTCTTTTGTAATTCATAAAGATTTATATTTTCAATAAATTTTTCTTCATTAAGCCATTTAAAAAATCCGTACCATTGTTTTAAAGTTCTTTTT